TGGGCAATTGCGCAAAGTGGGCAATTGCGCAAAGTGGGCATGGGCGCTGGGGTGACGCATTGGGAGAAGGATGAACGTGAATGTGTAATGTTGTTTTGTATGGGGAAATTATTTGGGAGTGGTTTATGATCAGGCCCGGACACCCCCCTGGGGGGAGGTGGTGGGGTATTGGGCGTCGTGTCAAGCGTCGCCGCGCAACGTGGACAAGCTGTAATGTTCTACAGCTTGACGCGAGCGGCCACGTGCGGTAGAGTGGCACTGGGCCGTCGCGCCCGTTCGTTCATTTACAATTCGATTCGAGGTAACAGCCATGATTAATGGTCTTTTGAACTATGCGCTACCTGCGCGTCCGATCGGTCCAGCTCGCATGGGTCGCCGCGCGGAGTCCGCCGCCGCCGCGTTTGATCAGGGTGATTTTCGCGCCGCTCGCCGCGCTATTGGTCGGATGCCACTGGATGATTTCCTGTTCGCGTGCAAGATTCGCGGGATCAAACGGGATCGCGGCGAAACGATTTGGTGGACTGCGTTGACCACGCTGTAGCGCATCGCCACCCATCGCCACCAATTCACGAGGAGCTTCGGCTCCTCTTTTTTTGCGCTCCTCGCGTCGCGCGTGCTGGTCATATGCCTACGGGCAGCGACCGACTACGTGCGATGCACAACATTACACATTTGTAACGAAACGCCCTTGACATTGTGGCGCGAACGAGCGATCATTGACGCATGGTCAATCCCGACCATACCGCGCCGTTAGGTGCGGACGCTCTTTTACAATTCGAGGTGATATGATGGCTAGACAACAGGTCTGGTATGCGTGGGATGGCTCTACGTGTACAAAGCGGTTCGCTGATGGAACGACGTTGACGTTCGACATTAATACGCTGTCGGATGATATTCGCCGCCGGGTTTTTGAATACGGATTTGAACAGAAAACGTCTGACTCTCATTCGAGCGCAAAGGGTGATGTCGCCGCGATGATCGCCGGAACCGAAGCGATTTGGGAGGTGTTTGATCGCGGAGAGTGGAACCTTCGTGGCGCCGCCGACCGTATCGCGCTCGCCGCGATTGATTGGGACAAGCTCGCGGAGGTCATTCGTGACATCGGCGACCCGGCGCAAGCTGATGCGCGCGTTGCACGTGTTGATGCGCTTCGTCCGTCGTTGACGGATTCCGACAAGGCGCGAGCGAAAAAACGTGCCACGGTGCGGAAGGTTCTCGCAATTCCTGATGTTGCGGAGGCGATGGGAATTGCGCAGGTGGACGTGGACGATTTGCTTGGAATCTGACACGCGATGGCTGCATGGCGCATGGACGCGCTACCTTCCCTAGCGGGGCGCACAACGCGCCCCCATTTTTTTGTGCTCGGCGCGTTTGGTCATATGGCTACGAGCGGAACCCCACCACGTCGCGCCCCGCACCCTCCACCCCACCACGCAACACGTGATGCTTTAACGAAACGACCCCGAAACGGCCTCGGTAGAGTCTCAAATGAAACACATCCGAAACACACCCGAAACACGCTGCCAACGACCCGACCACCCATTTTCAGCGGGGGGGGTTGTTTGGCTTATTAGCTCTTAATTTTTTTTTATATCTCTAATATATAACTACAGAACACCCCCCCCCCACTTTACACACTCCACCCCACGTCCCGAGCGTATTCCGAGTATGTTTCGGATGTGTTTCATTCGAGGCGCCACGCGCCCCCCATCCCGCGCCACGCGTCCCGCGCCCCGAGCGATAAATACCACTTGCACAGCGATAAATACCACTTGCATTCTCCCGCGCGATGTGTTATGTTCACCATGCGACCCACACCCCGCGTCACGCGTCGCACCCACCTACACCGAGGTAACATACTCCATGCCAACACCCCCCACACTCAACCGAGGTAGCATAATATGACCACCCACACCGTTACGCTCACGCTCGCGCGTGAAACCAAAGGAGCCCTGCTCTACAAGGAAGCCGCGATGGAGCGCGGAGACCCTCACTACGCAATTGGGACACTCTACCTTCGCAAGGCGTGGCTGCGCGGGACGCGAGACACGTGGCCCCAGCGCATCACAGTTGCGCTCACCGACAGCACGAGCGTAGACGACGTGCTGGGAGGGTCGGCGTGAGCCGCTTCGACGCCGCCGAAAATCTCGCACGGTATCAGGAGCATGGATGCTCCTCCCGCACGGAGTATCTCCAACGGGTCTCGGAGGACTACGGTGTCGCGCTTGATGCGGTGGAGGCGGTCGCGCAGCTCCTCGGCCCCAATGAGGATTTCGATGGGCTGATCAGCATGGTGCAGGATATGGACGAGGGGCTGCTATGAACGAATACAGGTTCGTCATGTTCCACGTTGGCACGCAGCCCAGCGACGCCGCCGACGACGTGCTCGCATAGCGGCTGGACCCGCAGAATGTGTATTCGAGCTCATCTCTTGAGTACACATTCTGAGCAATCCCGCTCACACCAAACACCCAACGAGGTAACACTTATGAGTACAACACTGGACTTCCTTGAAGCTCTGTACAAGCAGCGCATTAAGAGTATCGCAAAACGGGAATTTGAGGGGCGAAATGCCCCGCTCTACATGGTAGGGGTAGTCTTTGACGGGAATGAAATTACGTACAGTGTGTGCGATAGCTTCGAGGACTTGCATGAGTGGACGAGCCCAGATCATGTAGCGCAGATGCAACTAAATGAAACGCTCACAAAGGGGTTTGCAAGTCTCCACAACACATGTGGTAAGCGTTTTGTAGAGGAGCTCCCAACATGGCTGGTCATGTCAACCCGAGTGCCGCAGATGAACTGTACGCTCTTCGCGGCGAAATATGACGAGTCTCATACCACACACTGAGGTAACGAACATGAACAAGCACACCAAAAACACCCTGACTTTCAAGCAGCGGCTGGTCGTTCTCGATTGGCTCCGCGCCAACGCAGACAAATGCTTCAAAGGCAAGACCTTTAAGCAAGTGGCGGAGATGGCTACGAATACCCTGGAGCTCGGGTGCATCGCTCCAAACACCATCAGCGCCATCGCGCAGGACGGTGGGGTGGAGTGGGAGAAGCCCTATACGCAGTCAGGCGACGGCGTGACAAACACAAAGCTCAAGGCACTTTCCGCACAGATCGAGGACGTTGAAATCGCCCTGAGCCTCGCCGATCAGCGCCTCCGTAAAATCGAGGCGGCGTTGAAAATCCCAACGCCTCCAGTGTAACGCAATCGTGGCTCGCAAACCAAAGCCAAAGCAAACGCTCGACCAGCTCCTCGGTCTAGCACCAGCACCCAGCGCCCCTCCGGGGGCGTCGGGAAGCGCGTCGGCCACCCCCCGCGCTCTGCGTGTCCTAGATCGCCAACGGAGACAAGGGAGTAACATCGGGGCGCTCCTCCGCGCGATCGAGCTCAACACGGACTGGGAGGAGGAGTTGCGCCTCCGGAAGCGGCTGGAGGACTCCGCAGAGCCAGTCCGCCTTGTCATCCCCGTCACAGTTGCGACGTGTGGGAACTGTACCGCGACGCACGAAGCACCGCAGGGGCCTCCCCTCGTCGAGTTCCGCGCGAAGAGGACTCCATTCCACTACCACTACGCCACGTCGAGCGCAGCAATCGTACCCCCCGCACTCCCCGTCGCTGTCATCCGTAACCAGATCCACGTGCCCTTCTGTCAGGCTTGCGTCGAGCAGATCAATGATCCATTCAGCATTGAGCCGGGGCAGCGGGACTGGGTTGCAAACGTCTAGCGCTCACGCCTCACCCTCATAAATAGTGGTTGACACGCGCCACGCCACGCGGTAAAATGGCAATCGTGGGGGGCAATCACGCCCCCTGCGTCCTTTCAATTTCTCAGGAGTACAAACATGGCTCGTAACGCCTCTTATTCCACCTCGTTCAACGACGAGACCCTCACCTTCACGAAGGAGTTCATCGGCGGTCGCTCGGTCGTCGTATCTTTCGACGACTTGCCCCAGAAATCTCAGAACCATGTCATAGCATACGGGCTGCGTCAGCTTCACAACGACTGTCACAGCGGTGAGAAGGATATCGAGGAGATCTTCCGCCTCACCTCACTGAAGGCCTCCGACCTCATGGAGGGTGTCATCCGCCAGCGCGCTGGTGCCGGCGTCGGCGTGGACATTGGGCTGCTCGCCCAAGCCCTGGCCGCCGTCAGCGAGAAGATCGAGACCGTCGAGCAGGCGGAAGAGATTCTCGCCGCCATGCTGCCCGACACCGAGGTGGACGACGACGATACCATCAAGGCGAAGAAGGCGAAGATCCGTCAGATCGCCAACGTCGGAGCAGTAAAGGCGAAGCTGGATGAGCTTCGTGGCAAGACCGTGGACGATGTGCTGGCAATCTAACGCGCAGGACGCTCGTTAGAGCACAACCTTGAGGGGGATTCCAGCCAACCATAGCTGACCCACCATTCCCCCGCGTGGAGGGAGGACTCGCCTCCTCCCTCCACCTTTTTGTCTTTGCTTGTGAGGTAACACAATGCTATTCACAGACCAATTTCGCACTCTCCAACGAGCGAAATCCTGCGCCGACGACGCGCTGGAGCAGCTTGAGGACGGGTGGGATGATCCAACCATCCTTGAGTTCGCTCTCGACCCAGACGAGGCGCGAGAGATCCTCGAGGCCTTCCGCTTCCTGTGGAACGTTGCGGAGAGCCGTGGGGTTTTCCGCAATGTGAGGCCGCGGCCATGAGCAACGCGATCGACTCCATCATCACGCTAAGCAACAACGAGCGTGCGTTCTTGCTCGGCCTTGAGAAGCTCACACGAGAGACTGGCGTGGTGATCGGTGGCTGCGGGTGTTGCAGTTCCCCTTTCTTGGAAGAGGTGGATACCACAAGCGAGGCTGCCGGCTATGGGTTCGGGTTCAATGCTGAGATTAAATGGATTGCACCAGACGATGAGTATGCTTGGGAATACTACTCCACTACCATCATCAAACAACCAGTTCAACATGAGGAGGCATGGAACACGCGGCCTGATGAATACAAGGGTAAGTACCACGAACTAATCATGGCCGTCTCCCGCAAGCACCCCAACGAAACTCGCCACGAAACAGCCTTGCGCTACATTCAACAAGCAGAAAGACAAGACAACGCCCCTCAAGAGGGCAAATCCACAACCGGAGAAAGACGATGACTGAGACTAAACTGGCCCCCTGTCCGAATCCGTGGTGTGGCAGTACAAACCTCGAACTTCTAAGGCGCAGAGCGCCGGAGGGGAATGATGGAACTAACCGCTGAAAACAAAGCAGTCATTGATAAGAAACCTTACGAGGAACTCCTGCGGAGGTGGAGATATGCGCCCTTAGGAGACCCGTTGTTTCAGGGAGAAACAGGAGATTATTGGCAGCAAAGAATGACTGAGCTACGCGCCGAACCCGGTGGACAGGAACGCCACGTGGCCGCAAGCAAAAGTATAGGGTGGGGATGATGGAACAGATTGAAGGCCCGCCAGCGCCGAAGCTGGAACCATGCCCGAATCCGTGGTGCCATTCGCATGAGCGCGGGATCGGCGGTGTCCGTATTCGGAACTGTCTGCGATACGCAGATGATGTACTTGGCAAGATTGCTTACTCTGATGACAGTTTATATGTGGGTAGATGCGCATCATGCGGCCTAGAAGGTCCGAAACACAGCACTCCCGAAGCCGCCGTCGAGGCATGGAACACGCGGCCATCACCGTGGCAGCCGATTGAGACTGTCCCATACGATACTATGGTTTTGATGCGGCTTAAGGGTGGGAATGTGTTTCAGGACTATTGCCTCGACGAAGGGTGGGCCTCGTTAGCCGCGCGTGGCTATACCCACTGGATGCCGATTCCGCCACCCCCTTAACGAAACAACTTGACATCTCGTACACAGGAATGTATAATGCATGGTTCATGTCAATTCCACAATCCGTATTCCACAGGAGCTCCCCCATTGAAACGAAAGCCCCTCCCCCAAGTGGGTGATTACATAACTGTATGTTTTGACATATACTCTGAGTCGTGTATATGGGCAACAGCTAAAATCGAGCAGCGACGGTGGTGGGGGATCTCCTACCGCATCGCAGTGCTCGTCAACGATGAACATATTGAGCTTACAATGGGTGAGCTCAAACGATACAAGTGGAGGCACAATGATGAACGAAAGAGACGCTGAGGAGTCCCTCGTACGGGTCAACATTGTCCTGCCGAAGGCGCTGGACGACCGCTTCCGCGCGCGCTTCAACGACCCACTCTTCAATCGTACAGCGTATGGGGCGCGATCCCGCATCCTTCAGCGCTTGCTTGAGGAGTATCTCAACGCCCTCGACGCCGGGACGCGCAAGCTCGATCCACGAATCCTCGGCCTTGCCGGGGAGTTCTCCATTATCGATCCAACGGAGCTGTAACACATGACAGACACAGTGCAGAAAATCCTCGCCCATGATGAGGTTGAGCGCCTCGCCCACCGCATCAACGAGGCGCGGCGACTCCGTCTCGAGGGCGCCCCTACCCCTGAGATCGCCGCCATCGAGCCTACGGCAGAGGAGATGGCAGCGGTGATCCAGTCCCTCCGAGTAGCTCGTGTTGCGAAACCTGCATCCAAGTCTCGCAGCACCAAACCAAAGACCGTCTCCGACCTGAACAGCTTACTTGGATTGTAACATGGCCCACCCAACCTTACCAGAAGCGTATCCACTAGAGTTCTTTGAACTCGGTCGCGCCGCCACAGCTCACGAGGTCGTGCTCAACTTTCCAACACGAGACGAGGCGTTTCAATTTCAGATGAGATGGGGAGCGTTTAAAAAGGCTCTCCGCGCTTACCCAAAAATCGACCCAGACCTCGCCGCCGTGATCCCTTCCATCGCTGCATCGAAGAAGCGTAACGATACTGTCGTCATCATGCGGCAAATCAACTACAATGTGGATGTGATTCGAGCAGCCCTTTCCACTCAGCCAACGAGGTAACACCAATGGCAATGACAGCAACTCCGCGGTTCCCTCCCGCGTTAGACAACACGATAGTTGAGCGGTGGCGTAAGTGTCGCCGGCTTTGCTGGTACGAACATGTGCTCGGATGCAGCTCACCCGTTCGCAACGAGCACCTTCACTTTGGAGGATGCTACGCGGCCGGAGTCGAGACTGCGCGTCGGGCGTTCTATAGTGAGGGGAAATCCCTCGACGCCTCTATCGTGGCAGGCTCCCAGCGCATCTTAGCAGAGTGGGGGGACTACACTCCCCCGGACAACACCGTCAAGACCCGCGCGAACTGCATCGACGCCTTCGATCGCTATGCGAAGGAGGTGTATCCGTTCGGTATCGACGATCTGATACCGTATCGCGTGGCGCCCGACGCGCCCCCGATGATCGAGTTCTCTTTCGCGTTGGAGCTTCCCTTCCACCACCCTGACACCGGCGAGCCTCTCCACTACGCTGGCCGCGCGGACATGGTAGGGACGTATCGCAGTCAGTGCGACAACCGTCCGTGGGAAGGGAAGACGTTGTGGGCCGTGGACGAGAAGTCCACTAAGGACATGGGACCGCTGTGGGCGAACCAATGGCGTCTGAGTGGCCAGTTCATCGGCTACGTAAAAGCGTTAAGGGAGTTGGAGAACATCACTGTCGAGGGCGTTTGCGTCCGCGGTGTATGTCTGTACAAAACACAAGCCCCCAAGTTCCAAGAGTCCTTCGTCCCTATCCCTGAGTGGCGCGTGAACGACTGGTGGAACAACCTCCTCGGCACCGTCGAAGAGATGATTATGTTCTACCGATACTGCACAGGGCAGGACGTTCTTCCAGGGCGAGATTGGGGCCACGCGTGCTCGTCGTATGGGGGGTGTTCCTTCCTCGACGTGTGTGAGATCGAGCATCCCATCCCATTCCTCGAAACCGAATATTTCGAGCGACGATGGAACCCCCTGACCAGAACGGAGGAGCGCTCCGATGAACTACCTATGGACTATAGCGGGGCTGCGGTTCCTTTCAAGGGAGTATGACGACCCTCATGCGTTTCAGTGGACCTACAACTTCTGTTGCCAGGAGTGCGGTACGATCTGGTGTACCGCAGCACCTGTTGGCGCGAAGCACATCATCCACTCATGGACGAGAAAGCTGTGCCCACAACACCGCGATCTCACGGCAGGGGAGCTTCTCACCCCATTCCTCGGCCTCCCTCTCGCCGCATACCCCTACCCCATTCTCGAATTCACATATTACAGGAGACTATCCTATGAACGAACAGGCGACAGCCGCCTCCACACAAACGGCATCAACGCCGTGTGTCTCCCCAATTCCGGGGCCGAAAGTCATGCTCCTCGGAGAGCCGGGCAGTGGGAAGACTTTTTCCTGCCGTACCTATCTGGAGGCGGGGATCACTCCGTTCTTCCTCTTCACCGATCCGGGGATGGAAGTGGTGAGTGACTGTGACGAGATACATTGGAAGTACATCGCCCCCACGTCACCGAGCTGGGCGACCTTCATCGACAGCGCGCGGAAGATCAATACCCTCTCCCACGATGCACTGAGCAAGCTTCCAGACATCAACAAGCAGCAATACAACCAATTCGTTGTGATGCTAGAGACTCTTGCGAACTTCACCTGTGATCACTGCGGCGAGGCGTTCGGAGCGGTGGATCACTGGAATACAGACCGTGCCCTCGTGATGGATGGGATGAGTGGCATGAGCCAAGTTGCGATGGACCTCGTCGCCGGGAGCAAACCAGTGAAGTCCCAAGCGAACTGGGGTGTGGCGATGGATAACCTCAACCGCCTCATCATCAAACTCGCCACAGGCCTCAAATGCCATATGACGCTCATTGGACACCTTGAGCGAGAGCATAATGAAGTCACCGGCGCGGTGGAGCTGATGGTCAGCACCCTCGGTCGGAAGCTCGCCCCGACGCTCGGGCGTCATTTCTCCGACATCATCCACTGTCGTCGTGCTGGAGACAAGTGGGTGTGGAGCACCGATACCGTCAACGTAGCGACGAAGACGAGGAACATAGCGTTGGGTGGAGACCTTCCCCCATCCTTCACCTCTCTCATCACTAAGTGGCAGAACGCCGGAGGTAAGATATGTCCGACGACAGTGTAGTTGCGACCGCCGAAGCTGAATTGAGTGCCCTATTCTCAGAGGTGAGGAGAGCGGTGTCTGCTCTTAACACTGCTACCCACGCCGCCGTTGAGACCTCCAGGGGTATAATTGGCGACGAGGGGGTGGAAGACATCAAACGACTCATCAATAGGGCTACGATACTGTGGCTCACCAAACTCGAGTCAGCAAGAAAGGAGATGACTAAATGAAAGACACTACCTATCGGTGTGATACCTGCGGGCGCGGCGTGGATATAGACGACATCTACGGGTATTTCTGTGGAAACGTGGGGCTAGAGTTTCGACCGGCCGCACGCACAGCGGCACACATCTGCAGGCGGTGCATAAACGACATCGCCTCGTTTGCCAAACAGCCTGATCCACGCCCCCCCATTCCTCTTCCGCCCAGCGACAAGGCGTGATTGTCGCACCCTTAACCAACCAACCATGAGTACCAAACCATGAATGACTCCACGTTCAACCCTGAGACCTTCCTCTCCCAGCAGTTCGACACGGCGCTCGAGACGGAATACAAACCCGTCCCGGTAGGTGTGTATCAAGCCGTGCTCGTCAATGACGAAAAGCACGAGATGCAGGCACGCCGCGTCGAGTCGGAGAAGGCCCGCGACGGTTACTTCACTGCGTTTGAGATCTGGGCGCAGATCGACGCCCCCGGCAACGACCAGGCCGACGGCAAGCACGTTCGCTTCGACACCTTCCTCGACATCTCGCCTAGCGGCGGCCTCGAGAGTGGTGAGAACAGGAACGTGAAGCTGGGCCAGCTCCGCAACGCTGTCGGGCAGAACCAGCCCGGCGTCGCGTGGGGCTTTGGGATGCTGGTGGGACAGGTCCTCCAGATCAAGGTGAGTCACCAGGAGGCGAAGGACGGCCGCACGTTTGCGCGGATTGACGCCGTTGCTCCCATAGGCGCCGCCCTCGCCTAACACCTTCGTTGAGCGGTAGCACACGTTACCTCCCCCACGCCGGCTGGGGTCTACCGTAGCCGGCACCCTTTTCACATCAGCTTTGCGCATACTCAAATGAAACTTCTTCCCCTTTCTGAACTCGTCATTGACGAGGAGCGCGTTCGTCGCTTCTTCGATAAAGCGAGGTTGGATGAACTTGCAACCTCCATCACTAACAACGGTCTCCTCCACCCCATCGTCGTGCGCCATAATGAGAAGCTCGAAACGGTGCTGATAGCGGGGGAGCGGCGCTTCAACGCCATGAGGCTTTTGCATAACCGAGGCACCCCGTTTCGCGTGGTGAACTCTAACGGGTACACTCCAGTCCCTCCTCAACACATCCCTGTCAACTATGTCTCCGACCTCGATGCCTCTGCGATCCTCGAAGCTGAGATCGAAGAGAACGTCTGTCGGGTGGACGTGTCGTGGCAAGAGCGCATCGAGGCAGAGGCGAAGTTGCACACTCTTCGCGTCAAGCAGAACCCCACCCATACGTTAAAGGACACAGCGAGGGAGATTTACGGCGACGACGTGCCCTCGGGTGCCGCGAGTGAGCTCAAACGAGATCTGTTGATCCACGAACTCCGCGACAACCCGGTGTTCAAGGGAGCCAAGACCCTCGACGACGCGAGGAAGCGCCTCGCTCACCACCGAAAGGAGCTCTTCCTCGCGAGCGTCGGAGACATCCTCGCGCAGACGGTGGACCCCAGCGAGCACGTCGTGTTCGAGAATAAGGAGGGGTGCGCCGCCATGACGACGTTGGGGCTCAGCGGAACGGAGGTGGATGTGTTCTGCTTCGATCCACCGTATGGTATCGCCGCTGACACCTTCCGCAACTTCAACAGCCTCGCAAAGCACACCTACAGCGACGAGGAACAAGAAGCGAAGAGGCTGACAGAACGCTTCCTCTCCGCCATAGAGGTGTGTCGCGCAAAGGAGGCGCACATCTACATCTTCTGTGACATCAACGCGTTCTATGGCTGGCTTGCTCCACTAGTCGAGAGCTTCGACTGGAAGGTATGGCCGCGACCGCTCATCTGGGCGAAGCGCCAACACGCCGGAGCCCCCGACTACGACGCCGGCCCTGCGCGGCAGTACGAGGCAATCCTCTTTGCGACGAAGGGCGGGAGGAAGGTTGCGCGAGTGGGTGGCGATGTGCTCACCCATGCAGCTGTACGAGACAAACTTCACTCCGCGCAAAAACCCTCGTCGTTGCTGACGGACATGCTGTCACGCGTCTGTAGTGTGGGGGACATCATCTGTGATCCCTGCGCGGGAAGTGGCTCAATCGTCCTCGCGGCGAAAGAGTTGGGCCTTCAATGCTTCGCGTATGAGATCGACGAAGAGACATACAAAAAAGCCCTTGTAAACATCAACGTTGGAGATTCATTAACATGATTGAACTGACCCCCTTGCAGCAGCAAGGAATCGACTTCATCAACGACGACCCCTCCCCAATCAAGCGTATTGCTGGGGTGGCGGGGAGCGGAAAGACGTTCGTCCTTGCGCAGGTGGCGACGGAGGAGAACGATATTGTCACCACTCCGACGAACAAGGCGGCGCAGGTGCTGCGGGATCGCGGCATCGCTGCCAGGACGGTGTACTCCTTCATGTACGAGACACGTGTGGGTGTGGAGCGAGACAAGGATGGCAAACCGATCGAGGATGCGTTCGGACGGCGGAAGGAGAAACTCGAGTTCAAGCATCGGCTCGACTTCGAGGACACCGATCCGGAGGACTACGCCGACATTCGCCTCTTCATCGACGAGAGTTCGATGGTAGGTGGGAAGCTGTTCGCTGATGTGAAACGCTTCGTGAACGAGTGTGGTACTCATGTAGTGATGTTTGGAGACCCCTTTCAACTCCCTCCAGTCAAGGACGAGGATGTGTTTAAGGCGGCTGCTCCCAACGTATTCTTCGATGAGGTACATCGCACCGCCGCTGACAACCCCGTGCTCGCGTTCGCGTCACATATCCGCACTCACTCTAACATCTACGGATGGGAGGGGTTGCGTAATGAATCTCCATTTCCCATCGTACGTAAGACAGCCGCCAACGCAGGGAGCCTCATCTTCCGTCCGGAGACGCAAGTGGTTTGCTGGAAGAACGTCACGCGTAGGAGGATTAATGAGGGGTTTCGTAAGATGCTGGGACGAGAGGGACTCTATCCCGTCGAAGGAGATAAGATCATCTTCACCTCACGAGATCGCAAGGGTAAAGTGTTTAACGGGCTGTTTGCGGTGGTGGAGGGTGTGGACGTCGGCCCAACGGAACTGCGTCTCGATGTAGAGACGGAGAATGGAGTTCGCGTTAGCAACATCGAGGTTTCCAAGCACCCCTTCCTCGACTATACGGACTGGGGGCCAACGAAGCGTAGGGCGGAGGCGGGGATGTTCAAGTCCCACCAGACCACCTGTGACTTCGCCTACGCTATTACAGCCCATAAGTCACAGGGGAGTGAGTGGCCTGATGTCACAGTCATCGATGAGATCTCACACATCTCTGCGATAGGCCTCGATGAGCGGCGTCGATGGGTCTACACCGCGATCACCCGGACGCGAGAGAACCTTTCAATTGTAAGAGGGTAGAACAATGCCAGCCCTTGACAATCTCCTCGGCCTTACGACCGAGGTCCCCCTCGGCGCTGCCCTTGGCCCTCAGCCCGCCCGCGTCCTCATCGTGGGCGAGGCGTGGGGGCAGAACGAGGAACGCGAGGGGAAGCCGTTTGTTGGCGCCTCTGGGCAGGAACTCACAAACATGCTCCATGAGGCGAACATCCTCCGCTCCGACTGCCGCATAACCAACGTGGTTAATGCGCGACCGGAGCGTAACGATATCGAAAACTGGTTCCACTCATCTAAAACAAAGGCGAAGGCGGCGGGGGAGGACACGCCTCTCTTTAGGCGCTACCCCCACGCTATCGTTCGCCGTGGCATCGAGGCCCTCAAACATGAGATCGAAACAACCCACCCTTCCCTCATTATCGCATTTGGCAACACTGCTCTTTGGGCCCTCACAGGAGAGGTCGGAATCACCAAGTGGCGAGGGTCGTACCTCCACGCAACAGGTCCGGTCGACGCTCCCTCCGTCCCAGTCCTCCCCACCTACCACCCCGCCGCCGTCCTTCGTCAGTGGTCTTGGCGATACATCGCAGTCCACGATATCAGATACGCCGCGAGTATCCTCGGTGGGACGGTGGTTGTACCTGAGTGGGACTTCACCTTATCCCCGAGCTTCTCAACCGCCACCCTATATCTCAACAACGTTTTGCGCAGCCTGGAAAAAGGCCCAACGCGAGTGGCTGCAGACGTGGAGACCCGGCGGGGGCAGATTTCGTGTATTGGCCTTGGGCTGTCTGACCGACGGGCAATCTGTATCCCATTTCATTCAAATAAAACCACCGATGGAAACTACTGGACTAACCCCGCACACGAAACTGCCCTCGTCCTACAGCTTAGAAGAATTCTAACCCACTCCAGCGCTGAGGTGATTTTCCAAAACGGCCTCTACGACATTCAGTACATCCTCGACAATTGGAAGTTCCTCCCCCACATCACCCATGATACGATGGTGCTCCAGCACGCTTGTTGGCCGGGGTTGCCAAAGGGACTTGATTTCCTTGCATCGATGTACTGCTCGTATCGTCGGTACTGGAAAGATGATGGCAAGGAGTGGAGTGACAAGTATGAGAGCGAGGAGGATAATTGGCGATACAACTGTCTTGATTGTGTGCGGACATGGGAGATCGTTGACCCCCTTCTCTCCACGCTGAAGTACCTCAACGTTGAGCACGTCTACGCGCAGCTTTGCTCTGAGTTCGAACCTGTCCTCTTCATGATGATTAATGGCGTGAGTATTGATGCTGCGCGCCGAGGGCAGATGACCCTTGACCTGATAGAGATGAACAATGTTCTACAATCTTGGTTTGACACCGCTGTTGAATCTGGTTTCAACCCGCGCTCAGCTCACCCCAACGGAGACATGCAACGACTCTTCTACCATGAACTCCGCATTAAACCAGTCACTCACCGCAAGACAGGCCGCGCAACACTTGCCAAGGGAGCTCTCGACACAGTCCTCGATCGCCAACCCCTTTTACATCCCCTCATCCTGCGAATTAAGGCATATCGCACAGCAGGGACATTCAAGGCAAACTTCATCGACGCCCCCCTCGATCCAGATGGGCGAATTCGCTGCTCATATAACCCCTGCGGAACAGAGACAGATCGATTCTCTAGCAGCGCAAACGCGTTTGGACGAGGGACGAATCTCGAAAACATCCCCCGCCCACCAGAAACCGGCGAACGCGCACCGACACCGATCGTCACGCTGCCAAACGTTCGTAGTATTTTCATTCCTGACCCTGGTTATATCATTGCTGATTTTGATCTCGACCGCGCAGACGCACACATTGTCGCGTGGGAATCTGGCGATGAGTCCCTCAAGCGCATGTTCTTGGCAGGAGTGGATATCCACGAGGAGAACGCTAAGGTTATCGGGACAGGCCGTCAACTCGCTAAGTCATTCGTGCATGGAACTAACTACGGCGGTGGGGAGAAAACCGTAGCGGGGCACTGTGGTATCTCCGTCGCCCAAGCGCGCAACGGTCAACGTCTCTGGTTCAACGCGCACCCGCGTATTAAGGAGTGGCACGAGCGCGTCGAACGCCAACTCATGCAGAACCGTACAATCACAACTGTGTTTGGGAGAAAGCGTATGTATTTTGATCGCATCAGTGCGGAAATTCGCAACCAAGCCCTCGCGTATATAGGACAATCCCCTGTCGCGTGGGTAATCAATCGGGGCCTCCGCCGCGTGTACGATGAGCTCCCTTGGTGCCAACTCCTCCTCCAAAACCACGACTCCATTGTGGTTCAGTTCCCCAACGATAACGTAGCAGAACGCATCAACGACATTACCCAACGCCTCCGCGTCTCTATCCCTTACCCCGACCCCCTCATCATCCCGGTTGGTTGTAAGTACTCTACGCGGAGTTGGGGGGAGTTACGTCCCGCGTAAATACACAATCCGTTGATAACCGGGATTACACATTGTGAAACGATTCTTCTCGAATTGGGTAGAAGCATACGCCCAGTACACAGCGAGTCTTGAAGCCCCAGAACTCTTCCATAAATGGACAGCGATATCGGTGCTGGGGGGCGCGCTCGGACGAAAGACGTGGTTTGAACAGCATTACTACCGCTGGTCTCCAAACTTCTACATTATTATGGTGGCACAACCAGCCATCTGCAACAAGTCCACCACAGCGCGCGTCGGGCACAACCTTCTCCGACAGGTTGGTACTGCGCGCTATGGCCCTAACTCCCTCACATGGCAGGCGTTGATCTCGTGGCTCTCGACCAATGTGGAAGAGGTTCAACTCCCTGATGGCACGTTCCTCGGTATGACGCAGATGAACATCGTGGCGTCGGAGCTGGGCTCCCTCGTCAACCCAAGCGATTACGAAATGATCGATGTCTTAACGGACCTGTGGGATGGAGATCACACTGTTTGGGAGAAGATGACAAAGACATCAGGGCAAGAGACCGTCCCAAACCCCTGGATTAACATCATTGCTGGAACGACACCAGGGTGGTTATCGGGGCGCATCCCCAGACACATGATTGATGGAGGATTGTTCTCTCGCATAATCTTCGTCTACGCTGACAAGAAGCGCTCTCGCGTAGCGTATCAGGATATGGGAGAACGGTCAGAGGAAGCGATTGAGTTTGAACGGAAACTCGTACATGACTTGGAGCAAATCAGCCTATTACGGGGAATGTATCAACTCTCTAGTCGCGCCTATGACTACGGGGTGAAGTGGTACAACGAGCATCAAGATCGCGTCGAGGCGAGAGACCCCCTATATCAAGCGCTCGGGACGTATGTTAGCCGAAAGCAAACCCACCTCCATAAGATTGCGATGGCGCTGGCTGCGGCAAAACGAGACACGCTCGTGTTGGAGGAGAGTGATCTCAAGGAAGCGAACGACTTGTTGCTCCTCGCCGAGCAAGACATGTTCCGGGTCTATATGTTGGCGTCAGAAGACCCAATCATCGCCGCGGCTAACTTGTTAATGGAGACCCTCATCCCATACAAGCGCCTCCCACAGGACACTCTCTTCCGCTTGGTCTTCTCTCGCATGACATTCGAGACATACAAGAAAGCCCTCGTAGATATTACGATGGCACGACGAGCGAAGATAGTACAAGAGGGTAACGCCATGTACGTTGTAGCGGAAGAGGAGAGACTCCCCCATGCCATGTAGCATCCTTCGTATGCTCGCGGTGAGCTACTGCTGCGAGTGGCGCTTCGTCACAGAGAACTTTTGGGGGGAAGCTGGAGCCTCTCTCGCAAAGCAGTACGGAATATCAACCTCCACTGTGTACCGCTACAAGCAGCTTGCGCGGAACGACCGTCTCACTCGTTGTGCGGAATGCCGTAAAGTGGCTTTTTGTCCTCAAGAAGGACTGACTCCCTGAAGGTTCGACCCGCACGAGCAGCTTTAAGCGCGTTGGAGCGGAGGTGATTCTCCAAACTGGATACGATGGTTCTCATATCTCGTATTGCCATCCCTGGCGGTGCCTCTTTATTGAACGCCTGAATCGCAAGCATAGCCTCATTGATGAGCACTCGGTCATTCCGTCGAACCCCAAGGGCGAGTTCTCGTAAGAGCTGCTGCTGCCTCCCGGCGTAGTACATGTCGGTCAGATGCACCGCGCGCCGGAAGTCCCGCTCCTCTCGCTCATCCGCAAAGGTGAGCCCAAGCGCCTTCGCCGCAACGCGCCATGGGAGTTGGTTCTCGTCGTAGCTGAAAATGAGCGCGTCGTAGGGGTCGGTGTATCCTCCATCCACCGCTGCGCGTCGGGCTTGTGACAGATACCGCATGAATGGGGGGTAGATCATCTCCAACCGTCGCATGTAGTCAGCACTTGGATTCGACGCTGCATCGGCCGCTGCCCAGAGAAGGGAGAACGCTGCGCCGGTTGCATCACGACCTGACTCCTTGAGCCCTTCTGCAATCCCCTTCGGTGACATGTCTCGAACGGCGTGGAGGAGACCCTCAGGGAACACTGGAATATTGCCCATCGAAACGCGAGAGCCAAACCCCGGTATCCCGAGTATCCCGTGCATCCAGAGATGCGGGTCGGCGTCGATGGCAACCAGCCACCGTCGGAATTCCTCTCGAGAGTTAAACCGCACGTTTGGATTACTCCTCGTCATAATCATGTCGATCACGTCGAAGATCTCTTCCGCACCGGGCAAACCGCTCACCCCCGCAGACGCAAAGAGCACCGCGAGCGCTCTCATGTTCCCCGTATCCTTTCCGAGAAAGTACATCATTTGCTGGAAATACGACACGAAGAGAAAGATGGGGCTTGCTGGTCCTCGCATGAATGCAGGGCGGTTGAAGCGTGCGTACTCAAACTGCGTCCGCCTCACCATGTCCCGCGCGAACTCGAGTGCATCCTTGTAGTTATCCCCCCGCTTCCGCGCAAGGTTGAACGCCGCAAGCCCGGTGACGTGGCGATTGAATATCTCTGCTTGTGTAAACGCCCACGGAGCAATCACCCCCGCCTGATGCATCGCCTTGCCGAGTTTGTTTCCCGGCGACAACCGCTGGATGAAGTTCCCCCGAGCGAACCCACTTATCTCCGTAACGATTGACTCGTTGAGCCACAGGCCATCCTGCCCCGCTCGGATGAACTTTCGTTGCTCCCGCGAGAGATGTGCGTTGTCATCCTTCATTCCACCGCGAAGCTGAGCTGCCGCCCTCGTGATCTCTTTGAGCGCCGCCGTGTCGCCAAAACGAGCTGCGAGGGCGGGGTACGTCGCAAGGGGTATTTGGGACAGATTCATCGCCCCTGCAACAGGCACGAGTGCAAAGTAGTAATGGAACATCCCACTCTTGAGAGCATCCATTTCATACGGCTTACTGAACACGTACTTGTAGTGTCGTTTCATGTACGTCTCGAGCCTGTCGTAATGCTTCGTCTTGTCGAGCCCCTCTTCATACACCAACTTGTTCTTTTGCTTCGCGACATCAGCGATCGCGTCGTTCAGCCTTCCACTGTACTTCGCTGCTGCGAGGTGATTCGCAGCGTAGTACGCATACTCAGAGAACGCCCGCACAACGTCCTCAGAATACCCCGGTATATGCTTCCTCTTGAGCATGTGGCCAGCGAATTTAGTCCCTGCGGTATGGTTCACGATGAACTTGTCGAGGGCGTCTGCGCGCTCTGTTTGATCAGCCACCCGCATGATGTCACGGAGTGCCTCCAGCATCGGCCGTGGCATACCTATGTAAGCACGATCATCACGGAGAACCTCCTTCACTCGAATAACATAGTCCTTGTCGTCGAGGAACTCCAACTTTGCCGCCGCCATAGCTTTATTCGCCTGGAACTCAAACGCGTAGTTGAAACTCCCAAGTATCTCGTTTGACCTCTTATCGTGGATGATCAGGTTCCACTTCCCAAACCGAGTCTCAGGGAAGAAGTGAACACTCGCCATCTTGTTGAACTTCTCGTGTATCTCCGCGCGACGTTGGCGTAGTAGCTCTGGGTCTTTCTCCGTCCGGGCCAGGTTGTCATGGGCGATTTGCCGCAGATTATTCAACACATGTAAGTGGTATAGGTCCATACTCTTCCGCACAGCTTCTCCGCGCACGGAAAGTTTGAACTTGCTGAAATCCGGCGCGCCGGGGCCGCTGCGTGGGAGCCCATTCGCTTCAAATATCGCGCGAGTGAGGTTGCTGAACTCCTCTTTGCTGAGAAGCTGTGCGTCCCGTGCGATCTTGTCCGCCGAGAGGTGGAGCTTCACACGGAACTGCGTATACTCGTTCGCCGTCACATCGACGTAGGTTTTGAACGCCGGCACCATGTCTGCGACGTGATCCGCGTTCTGCATCAACGTGTTGAACCACATGTGCGAGCGCCGGAAGCGGAGGTTCGCCGCTCGGATGTCCTTTGGATCGAACGCGTCTTTGCCGGTTGCTTTCCCCCCCTCTCCATGGTTCCACCCGCCCCCGCTCCCTACACCAGGTGCCCCTTTGCGCACCTTGTTGAGCATGTCCATCCGCCGGAGAATATCATCCGTTGGCTTCGTCGTGGTGAACTGCTGCCGCATACGAGCAGGCATTACGTCTGGTGACACCCCACCGAGTTCATACTGCGCGTCAACGTCACGCTCGAACACAGGAATCTTGAGCCACTGGTTCACAGTCCCATCACGATTCGTAATGTCAACCTCTTCAACCTTCCTCCCACGGAAGAACTCTCGTGCGAATGCTCCAGCTTTGTCCATCTGTTGCTCTTGCCCAAGCCCCTTCACACGGTCGAAAAGCTCGCCCGTGTCAGCGTTGCGAGGGAAGTACGCCCAACCGATGAGGGCGTTCGGTCCTTCCCCCGCTATGGACGGCGCCCCTGAGACCTTGATACGCTCTGCCGCCAGCTTCACGGTCTCCTGTACAACCCGCTGCCAGTACACCGTAGGGTCATGGGCGCCGAGGCGTTCGTAGTGACGCGCAACGATCTCCTCGTTGAGGGCGTGATACTCGATCCAGAGGTCAGCAGCAGTCCTGGCTGCATCCTTCGCCCTTGCTATTGCTTGCGGCAATGCGGGATCGTCAGGGGCGGTTTGTACACTTATCCTAGCCGTTTCTTCTCGCCACTTTTTTACAGTCTCTATCTCCCTTCTCACAACCTCCGCTAGTCGCTCCAACTCCGCAATAGAGAGCCGATCCCCTTCACGTGCCTGAGAGCGAACGGGAATATCTTGGTTTTCAAGTTTAATAAAAGCCTCTATTGGAGTATGTTCAATTCTACCCTGTCTTGCGAGCAGTCTAGCACGTTCTGCTTTTCTCAGCCTTTTCTTCAACCCTTCAAACTTCGTCGCGCCGTGCTCCTTTTGGAACCCCGTCACGTAGAAGTGCTGTTTGGAGTTCGACAGCGCCCAACGAATGAAGAAGAGGGGGTTGGAGATTCGACGAGCAGTCGCCACTCCCTCCCACCCTAGCATTGGATCACGATCCCTCGCGGAGGCTTCCATAAAATGCTCGTTCACCTTCGGGAACATTTTTAGCACACGCTCAAGTATTGGAGCTCGAAATACCGAAGTACCAAAGTTTCGAACCTCTCCTCGCATTTGTGGGAGAGGGGAGGGATTGTCAGACGCAAGATGAGGGAACGACATATCACCAAACCTTACGTTGCCCCCCTGATCAGGGGCTGGAGACCTCCACAGGTCCAGTCTCGATGTGGAGTACTGCTGCGTATCCACTCGCTCAAGCGGCGAAGTCTCTCGAATAAACGTCCTCACAAAGTCGTCGTAGTAGACCTTATCGTTTCCTGGCAGCCGCGCGATATTGTAAATCCGCTTGAGTGCATTCGCGTGGCCCTTCACCGCGTTAGCTTTCTGGAGCGCCGCCACTAGATCTCCCTCGGTGATGAGCCCGCGCTCCCCCTCTGGCTTCGCCGCCACGATGTCCCCAAGCCCCTTCACCACTTGACTCGTGGTGTGGGAGGTCTTGAGAGATTCCCTCGCAGTGACGATCTGGGGTTCTGTCATCCCCCGCTGCACAACGAAATTCGCATCCCCCTCGCCCGGCGCAGGGAGGGAGAGTATACGCGGGAGCGCTTTTGCCTCATTATGCAATACGATCTCTAGCCCCCGCATAATTCCTATCTCACGTGAGTCGAGCGTATCCCCTTCCCGGTGCTTCTTGAGAATCCTGATGATCTCTCCAGCCCCGCTGGTGGTTGGTTCAAGCGACAGCACCTTCTTCATCGCGGCCTTGCCATACTCCGTGCGGAGATACCGCCGTGCGTCTACCATCGTTCGAGGGCCGAAGGTTTCCACAAGCCTCGGGTCGTACGTGAGGCGGTTTGCGAGAGCCTCTATAGGGACGTTGATGAGGCCTGCTCCCTTTGTCACCAGCTTAAGTCCCAGCAACGTCGCGAAGATGTGCGCAACGGACTCTTTCGTCATCGGCTCGTCTTTGAGGATTGCGTGGCCGCCGGCGAGAGCGGCTCCCTCCATCGCAAACTTAATCGGGCCGTCGAACCAGCCCAGCTTGGGGATTACTCGTGGGAGGCCGGTGAGCGCACCAACCAAAGCGTCAACGCCGGCGTCCTCCAGCTCCCCCGTCATCACTGCGTAGCCCCCAAACGCGCCGGCCATCTCGCCCGCACTCCGCAGCCCGCGTCCAAGGTGGTCGAAGCGGGTGATCTCTGGCGCGTGTTTGAGGGGCTTGCGGAGAAATGTGTACAGCGTGTCTACAACCCCCGGTGCGTATTTCTCTGCAAGGGGGAATACTTTCGCTGCGGCAGCAGTGATACCAATCTTCGCGAGCGCGCCGCCGGGGAAGAACGCGATCTGATCCACTGTGGCAAGGTTGAGTACATCGCTCGCAACGACGACGCCGAAGCGCGCAGCTTCTGTGCGCTGGGCGACCTCTTGCTCGGTTTTTGGAATCCCTCGTTCAATATATTCCTCCATGTCTTGCGGGAGTGCCACAATCGTACCGCTACGCGCCGCGCGAGTCGCTTCTGCAACCTTCTTTATGGTCAACGCTCCTTTATGATACGTCAGCTTGAACAGCTTCTCCCATTCCCCCTCATCCCCAAACCCGTACTGCTTTGCGGCCTCCAGCCCCACTTGACGCAGCACCTCCTCCACAACCATACGTCTCTTCACATCAGCCTTCAGCGGACTGTACAGCTCCCGCGCGGCCCATTGCTGCTTATACCCCCCACGCGAATACATCTTCGCCTCATCCGCGGTGTCGAACTCCGCATACTCGTTGTTCTCGAGCGCGTATGTGAGCGCGGCATCTGGCTCTAGCTTCTTAAGAGACCCATCTTCCCCAAGTACAAGCGTAGGATATGCGATGAACTTTCCATCCACCTCCGCGTCTGCCATGAGATGCGTAGATTTCGTCCCATCCGCGTTTGAGATGGTAGGGTACTCGCTCGGTCGCGTGATGCGATCCACAAACTGTGGTGGTGTGGCGGTGGGATAGCGAGGATACAGCACATCAGTTTTGAGATCAAGCGGTCCCTCATTCAGCATCGCCTCGAGATCGAGCTTCGGCGCTGTGGGGGCATCGGGAGCCTCCGCCAACATCGCGTCGATGTCTATGTTGGGGGCTGTGCGCGCGGGCGACGGTGGTGGAGACGTTACGCTATGCGGCGGTACACTGCGCGTCGCTGTGCTCGTCGGCGGCGGTACATTCGGTGTCGGAGGCGCCTCATTTATCATCGCCTCGATGTCAATATTTGGGGTTGCCATGTTACTGTTTCTGGTGGTGCGTTATATCCAGTCGTGGCATGTCAGGGCCGATGAGGTACACACGACCATTCTCAGCAATGATCGCGTAGCCCTTCTTCCTCTCCGCCGCCAGCTTGCGCTTCTCCCTCGTCCACGCGTTCTTGGCCGCGTCGGAGTCGGGGGCAACAGGTTCCGCTGGGACAGACCTCGCTGCAGCACCGGAGATACTTTCGTAGATTCGGTCGGCTGCGCTCGGCTCACCGTTCTCTCCCGGCTCAAACAGCTTGCCAAGTAGAAGCGGTATTTGTGAGGCGAGAATGCCACTCTCCGTTGCGGTTTTTACCATCGCCTCGCGGAAGCCCGCCATGAAAATCTCCGGATCAGTCACCATTCGGTTCTGCGCGCGGGACCTGAGTCGCTCTTTCTCCGTTCCAGTGAGCTTGTTCCACGCCTCCAGTCCCCCTGCTTCCTCAATCGCCGCTTGCGCAAGGACAGTGTCGGGGGAGATTTGTTGCTCGAGCGCGCTGGCGTTCTTGAGAAGGAGTTCGAGCCTTTGTATCTCGTTTTTGACCGGAATCCTCACTGCATCGTTCTGCGCCACCGCCAGTTGTGCTCTCAGCTTCTCGAGTTCGAGTTGTTGTTTGCTCAGATCAAACAGCCGACCTTCCCCTGACATTTCGTAGTCGAGTTTCTCCGTTTGCTTTTTGGTGTGAGCGATGTCGGTCTGCTGCTTCTCACGCTCCAGTGCTCGGTCCTCTGCCGCGGTGAGCGTCGCCGCGTCTCCGCTCTCCAGCGTTTGAAACGTCTCCGTCCCGGCCACCAGTCCTTCAATAATGCGAAGAAGGGGACTCTCTCCCGTCCTCGGGTCGATCGGCTGTGCGACCGCTGCCGCAGCTTTGAGCAACGCAAGCTGCGCGTTGGGGTTGGTTTTGAGCTGTTTGAGTAGCTCGAGAAAAGTCGCCTTACGACGCTGCTGCTCGACTGCGTTGGGTGGGGCTCCTGTTTTCATACCCCCCACAGTAGTTCCAGTGTTAGCTGCGACCTCTCCTATGTCGCGTTTGAGCAAATCCATGATTGCGGCAGTATCCATCCCACCACCCGCAGGGTTGGTAGTGATGCCCTGTTGTCCAACCCCCCCACCACCGAGATAGGGGGAGGTCCCACCTGGACTTACTATCGGCGCTCCAGGGCCTGGAATGGCCACAGGGGACGTGGTAGCGGGCGGCGGTAGTGGGGTGGTACGTACCGCCGCTGGAACGCGGTTTGGGTTAAACCCTTGGATGTCAAAACCTGGCATGATCGTTTACCCGTAAGGAGTGGGGACCGGAGGTGTTTGGTACTGCATCCCCGGCCCCATGTTAGCTTGCGGAGCGTTCTGTGGGTTCCACATATCTCCCAGCATTTGGAAGTAATACGGAGATGTTTGGCTGGGGAGGACTTCAGGAAGTTGCCCCTGTGGTGGTGCCCCGTTCCCCCCAAATATGGACTGGAATAGATCACCAGGATCAAACATCAACGCGAGGCGGTCTGCGTGGAAGTCGAGGAGATCAGGATTATCCAGCGACGCGATGAAGTCGTTCCCTCGTCTCACGATATCGTTTGCCTGGTCGACGAGATCCTGATGGGAGAGGGGTGTGACGGGGTTGCCGCTACCCCCGCCAGCATTGGGGATGCTGATATTGGGGCCGCGGCTCCCACTACCCCCTCCGCCGCCACCCCCGCCACCCCCGCTACCCCCCGATGGTTTCTCGGGCTCTTTCGGCGCGTTCCATAAAGTGGACGGGATGAACCCACCACTGCTATCCCGCACACGCCCAAACTGATCGACCACTAGCCCACCACCGCCACCTGGAGCGGTGAATGTGTACGTTTTGCCACCGTGCGTAAAATAGCCTGCTTCCCCCGGCCTCACCGGGCCTTGCCCACCTAGATTACCGGTGCCGCTGTTAAGAACGTTTTCATACGTTTGCCCCGGAACAGATCGCCCGATGTTTACACCAGGTGGTTTAGCTGAACCCCCACCCCCTCTACTGTTCGCCGTTGTCCCTCCGATCGCGGCCATGTTTTTCTGATACTGTGAATACGCTGCATCAATGGTTGCTTGAGGTTTCCCCTGAAACTGTGGCCGAGCCCTCAGCCACGAACTCTTGCTTGCTGTTACTGGCATGGTCTGATACCCTTGTTAGTTGAAAATGAGGCCGGCGATGGCACCAATTGATCCACCTAGCCACGGCGTTGCAGGAGTCAACGCAGCACCCGCGGCCGCCCCTGCAACTGCTCCTTGAAACGGACTGACAGAGGCACCAGCAGGTCCCAACGAAGTCGTTGTCCCTGTCGTTGTCCCTGTCGTCGTGCTCGTCCCGCTTGAGGTCGCTGTCGTGCTGATCGGCGGCGTGGAGTTGATGATACTTCCCAACCCCAAAACGGAGTTAATCGGAATCTGGTTGTTGAAGTTGTACGCTTGCACAAGCCTGTCCACCATTCCTTGAATGTGCTGCTGCACGGTAGCACCAGCGGAGTCCAACGCTCCAGCATTCGCGTAAGCTTGATTCATCGCAGTGCCGCGGAGCTGTTGTGCGGTGGCCTCTGGCGTCGAGAGTCCCGCGTAGGTGGATGGTGCAAGGGCAAGCCCCTTCGTCATTGCGTCGAGTCCCTGCCCATACGCGCCAGAGTAGAGTTGCTGGTTAGCGTCGGCAACAGCCTGTGCTGCTCCAGTCATCGCGAGCCCTTCACTGATACCCTGCCGCGACGAGCCATATTGCCCAGTAGCTACCGCGCCACTACCGATCTCTGGCAACGTCTGTGTTCGGAGGATGCGATTGATGTTCCGCGTCATTGCGTCTCCCGTCCCCGCCAGCCACGGATTCGTTCGTGGGTCGAGGATTTGAGGGTTGGACAGGAACTGCAACGCTTGCAGATTCGCCCCCTGCGCACCCAGCACCTCCGGTGACATCGCCTTCCGATACGACATGTCGGCCAGCGGGATACTCGAGTACGCGGTGGGGTCCGTCGCCAACGCTGTCGCAATGACATTGGCTCCCGCACGCTGGTTGTTGAAGGGAGCGGTCAGCTCCCCTGGATACCATGAGTACGGCCTCGCAAACACATTCGCGGCAGCGTTGATGAGCCCCTGCCGCGCATTAGCGGTAAAGGGATCAACTCTATTGGTCTGCGTCCCGCTCTGGTTAGTAGTCTGGTTAGTAGTCTGGTTAGACTCTGTAGTAGTCTGTTGCGTCGATCCGCCACCACCGCCCATATCAGCACCTCGCCATTGGCTTGGAAAATACTCGATAACACTCTTTTACACCGTAGGGGGCGAGGACTTTTCCCCACCCAGCGCGACCGTCAAACTCCATACGATCGCAGCGGTGAATTAACGCGAAACTGTCAATCTGTTCCATAGAATGTCCAATCCACTGCAACATATTGTCTCCAGCTAGCATCTCCACACGACAGACCTTTGTCAATGGGCGCTGATGTAGCGCTGTGATAAACATCCCTACAAGATTGTTGTCGAGGCGCTCTAACACCCCCCATAGCTGATAGAGATCCTCATCAACCATAGAGAAAACCCTTTCCACCGGGCAATCCATAAAGCGGTAGTGTAGGGCATCTCGAATCATCCGTGTCAGCACGAACGCATTCGCTACGACCTCATCGCGCGTGAGCATTCTTACCTTAAAGTTTATTCCACGCTGATCCATAGTACGCATATATTCCCTCACCAGAGCCAGGGTTCCAGTTAGTCCCATCCGCATACCGCAGCATTCCGTCGTGCGTCTTCGTCGGTGCCACATGAGTCTTAGGTAACGCACCACCGAGTCGCAGCGCTTCCATGTACGCTGCAACTTTGAAGAACTCATTCTGCACATATAGCCCCATTGGACCACTGTTCGCGGGGATAGGGCCTGGGTTATAGGATTCTGGTATGACGCTGTTCATCAGTACATCGCCAGTGGCTCGATGTCAAAGTCATAGCCGTCTAACGTCCACTCCGCTGTCCCATTCGACTCAAAGCGAACCCCAAAGAGTCTTGCTGACAGCGCAAGGTCGATTTTGTAGTCTGTTCCGGATGTAAAAGAGTATGGTCCATGCCAGACAATACTCGCGTTGATGTGCTCCTGTGTCGCGACATGCACAGTCACCACAGCCCCTGTGTTCGAGGTGATACGAGGGCGCAACGCTCGTATAAACTTCCAAGACTCCGTGTTGGTAGTGTAAGAGAAATCCGTCTTTATCCGCTCGAACGCCAGCCCAACGCGCTCCAGCTTCGAGGTAAACGCCACACCGTCAAAACGCTGTGTCCTGTTAGCGAAATACAGCTTAGTATCATCCGTTCCTGCTAGCATTATGTCCCTAATAGTGGGGTTGTGATATGCTGCGTTCCACGGCTCAACCAGGTCGTCCCAAATGTTATCTGGAGTACCATTCCACGCCTCGCTCGACGATGTGGCTATGACACCCGGCTGCGCAGAGGCTACGCCGGGGAGCTCTCGCGTAGTGAACGTCCCATCTTTGTGGTTCCAAACGAGAGCGAGAGTTGCAAAGCTCGCCCCCGCCTCCGGGAAGCAAATCCATACCTCTGAGCTGCGATAGTTGTTGACGAGGAACGTTCGCTCAAAGTTATCCGCGTCAATCGTCTCGTACAACCACCGCCGTACACTCTTATCACCAATTGGGGTGATTGTCTGTCCATCATGCACAATAAGGTCGTTGTTTCCAAGAACACAGTGGAGTCCCTGCTTAAACTCCGCTACACAACGCTTCGTGAAGATGCCGGTAGAGTGCTGAATGGGGTCGAAACGAAACACCTGAGGAAAGCCTACAAACTGCATCAGATACATCGACGCCTCCTTGTAGATGATGTTGTGGTTCCCAAGCGAGAGACAGTCCACGAGTCTATCTGCGGTTTGGCCTATATCGACCTCGCCCGTGAGCCGTGTTGCATCTGCCTCATCCCATGAGTCTGGTACAGTGCCGGGGTCCGCCGCATGGCTCCACTTCACCATGTAGGGGTAGCGGGTGCCACTCTTCGTCACGTCCAGCGCAACGAGGAAATTCCTGAAGGGGCGAATGATGCGAGCAGTCGTGCTTGCCGGCCACGCTGTCAGTGCAGTCAACTTTGTTCCAGTCCCTGGTGGACTCCACATCTGCGGGGTGTCCACCGCATTGTTAAGTACAAGCACACCGTGGAGGACGCCGCCACTCCAGCCAAGGTCAGCAGTGGCGCTGTAGTCGCCTCCGGTTGTCCGTGTGAGGTCCGTGCTGACCTCCGCAACGGTCACCGCAACCTTGGCCAAACCGCAGTACACCCAGTAATCATTATTGGTGTCTTGGAGGAAGAACAACTCATACGGAGCGACATTGAGCGCACCGCCAACCTGATAATGCCCTGTAATACGCTTCGCTACATTGTCCTCAAACCGCATGTTCTCAACAAGGGTCCACGCATTCGGGGGGAGGAGGTGAGGCTTATTGTCTCGCAGCGATGCAAACCCCAGACTGCCGGCCATATTGACGGGGACGAATGCCATTAGAGTATACCAGCCTGATAGCGACGGTTCGCGTGATCGCGAGCGTTTAGTTCTGTCAAGTACGCGCGTTCTAGCGCCCCATGCTCAAGAGCGTACGCCTGTAGTTGTTTCGGCCCCATCTGCAATGCGACCGCAAGGCGCCGAGTTGCAAGCGCGATGAGTAGGTCTGGGGCGTGTTGGAGCCAGGTGTTTGTGGCAGATGAGCTTATGGAAGATATGGCCGACTGCTTCAAGTAACACCGCATCTTTATGCGATACACAGCGTCTGGTACCGGACGAAGAATAAAGTACGCGTTGGAGAGTGCGTAGTTGGTTGGTACCCCAGTTGTCTCAAGCACGTCCCCCATAGCTGCGGTGAGAGGTCCAAGAGACCGTTTTATCAGTGGGGTGTAGGGCCGGTCCGCGGAAGCGCTGTAGTACCACAGCGACGTCGGCTCATACTCCCGCATGAAACTCGTTGGTACGGGAAGGCGCTCCTCTCCTGCGGTAGTGTCGGTGTACATCTCCTCACTAACCATCCACCACGGGAGCGTGTGCCAGCGCTCGTAATGCTCCTGCGCGCGCACGAGCTCCCGTTCCGCATTGTCGCTCTGATCTGTACGGTTACCGAGAATCCGTTGAACGTCCGCAAGAGCTTGTGCTTTAGTAGTCATAGCGCTGCACCAAAGGAATTACACATTTACGGGATGCCACATATTACACACTTTACAACGTATCGCTGAACCCAATGTTTGAGTTATCGTCCACCGGCTGGTTGTTAGTTGGCGTTAACGAGGAATTATTCCCAATCGCCGGGCGATTCTGCGCGTTGTTCTCAAAGTTCTCTTGCGTCCCAACGTTCCCAGCACCAGAGGTCATTTGCACACGACTTCCTTTTCCAGCAAAGAGTACGTTGATGTCGCCGGTATTGCTGCTTGCGGTAGAGGAGCCGCTGCCGTCCTCACCTGCGCCCCCCTTTGACCCAGCTCGACCAATCCCATAATGACCAATAACCATACTAGGACGGTTGCTGTCACCAGCGCCCTCCACAGCGGTATATGCGGCGACAGTGAAGTTTGCCCAATTGAGCCACATCTGCGAACGATGTCGTTCATTCGCCGCATCCTGTGCGATCTTCTCCTGCGCGACACTGCTCCAGTCCGAGTCCTGCATGGTGGCAATAACAACAAGGAAGTTTCTGGTGCTGTTTGCTTCCAGGCATTCTTCCTGCGCTTCGGCAGAGAGCATCGCGGAGCAATTTTGTTCTGCACTGATTTTGAAATTTTCCGTACGAGTCTTGTCAGCATCCCGCGCAATTTCCAGCGCCGTTTGTTGACCCAATGCACGAGCCTGGATGCGTGACATCTTGACCGTACTGCCATCGTCATTCACCCAGTTGACCGCGCACCCAGCAAGAAGAACTATCAGCGCGATCATGACTATAGTTACGAGCCACGCCCGTAATGCCTGTGTACTCGTCATCATCCGATCCTCGTTGTTGCTTTGACACGACCTACCACGCCAGCACCGGCTGAGATTCCCGCGCCAGCAAGAATCATATCAATCACTTGTTGGTCGACTCCATACTTGGCCGCAACCAGCGCCGCCAACGGGAGGACGAGTCCTCCGAGACTCCCCATGGCCCCGGTAGACTTCCAGAATGGTTTGGTCTTTTGGAGTTCCACGATAGCAATAGCATTTTCTGCTGCCAATGTTGCAGCTTGTCGAGACTCATATCTGATTTCACTGATCTGTTCTTCAAGTGTAGCCATGATTCACGCTCCTGGCTTATAAGGCCACTCATAATGATTGCCGTCGTTAAAGCGACCACCCCAAATCCCTCCCACAGATTCCCACCATTTACCAAGGGGTTCGTGGTCATCTGTTTCTTCAAGGTATCGCCCATCCTTAAACAGGTTGAGGTCAATCGCGAGACGCATTCGGTGCCGACTCGATTTACTCCCATATGGAGCACGAGGATCGCGATAGGCGTCCCCGAGAGTGACCTGAAAGCCAAACTCCAACGCCTTTGTAATAAGCGCAGGAATCTTTGCCGCAAACGCAGACTGTTGATCACGTAGACTCATTTAATTTTCCCCATTTCTTTAAGCTCTCTGAGCTGATCTTTCATTAATGCCTCTACTCGCTCTTGATACCTTTTCTGGGTTTTTGAGTTTATATCCAACGCGTGTATTCGTAGATCGTGCTCATGCAGCATGTTGTAGATTTCATCCAACTTCTCAAGAATATCCTCCAGTTTAATAAGCACAGGCCGGAAGAAGAACAGAGTTGTTCCTCGATACCACCCAATCAGAACTGCCATCACGACAACGACGACACCGATAATCCAGCTACCCATCACTCTAAGTGCAGCAAGAGCGTCGGGCGACGGCGGTTGTGATTCAGACACTTCACCTACCCCTTGATGTCACACGAATTTTATATACCTAAACTAGCGAGGAACTCAGCTTTAGTAGAAAACCCTGGGTAGTCCCTGTCCCCAAGCATAAAAGCGTTGTCCAATTCTTCACGATCGAGTGTTCCCGCAACCAGCTTGTTGTACACGGTTTGCATCTGCGTTTTTGCCGTCGCACTCAACCCCACTGCATCCATAACCGCGATAGCGCCAGCAGCATTGACTTGTCCTTTGTGGAAAGCAGAGAGCAAAGCCATAATCTGATGCGCCCCAATCTTACCACTTTTCCACTCTTCATATAAACCATCTGCCATGTTCTTACCCTAACATTAAAGTTAAAAGTATGGAGCCGTTGTCCGACCCAAACGTCACACCGTCCGCATCAAAGGTAGACACAGAACTACCCGTTCCGTTATCCGTGGAGATAGCGGTGCTTGAGTAGTTTGAATCAGTGTCAGTCGTTGACACGTTATCAATGTCTATGTACTCACGGCTTGCTTGCTCTATAGACCCACTCGCGTCGCTTGCCATCCCGATACAACGATATGATGAGGTAGCATCAGTAGCCCTTGTACCAACGGCTACTCTCGACCCGAGAACAAGCAGCGCTCTAGGCGTAAACCCCGCACCTGTGAAAGATAGGCTTGTTGTCAGGTCTTGTGCCTTCACATAACTTGAAACGCCACCTAACAGCAAAAGCGACAACACACCACTTTCCCCGGCGTTTCGGGTTGTAATCGTGCAGCCGTCGCTGTTCCACGATGTAATCTCATACCCATGACCAGCACCATCATCTTTGGTCGGATCAGCTGAAACGTACAACTGACTGTGAAGGAGTTCGCTTTGCGTCGTCCCTTTGCCGTCGTTGTAGCGAGCGTTATGACTTCCTTGATTCAAAGCAGAATCACAAACTCCTATATTTAGGTTAGCGTGGACCGCCGACGTATCATTAAAACCCAACCCTAACCCGCTCAGTACAATTGCCGCTGATGGTTGGAACGATAATCCAGTGATGGACACAGTCCCATTAGCAGTAGCGCTCGTTGTAATCTGAGCTACTGCCGCGTCTATTTCAGCGAACAACAAAGCCGTGACAATTTCACTACCGGCACTGACCAAAGTGAGGTCAAGCTTATTAACACCAAAAGAGGAGAACGCAGCATCAAACACATCCAAGTCGCTGTCAGAGTTAACGTCTAACACTCGATTAGTCCGCCCAATGTGGAACGTATCAGAAGTACCAATAGCATCCTCACTATTATTGCCTACTGAGCGATGTGTGGTTCCGTCTGTAAAACCGATAGACCAGTCTGCCTCAACCGACGATCCAGTTGTCGTCTGGTGATTGGCAAGAAGTATAGCCGCAACTGGAGTAGCACCACCAACATCGGTGTCGGTAAGCGAGACAGTCGATCCGGTCCCTATGCTACCATTAAAAAACCCAAACGGGCTACCGGAAACCGCAAACCTGGATGGACGCAAGAGGAAGCCCATTACTGATGCCCAATAAGGTAAATCTTCCCGCCGGCTTCAGTAGCTGCTCCAGACACCGCATCTACATCGACGGTTATCTCAGCGTCATCGGCCAACGCAGAATCGCTTATCACTGCTGCCGTCGCCGCCGTGGTGGAGGTTTTTTCGGTGGCGTCGATGGTTAGCTTCGTAGACAAGATCGTGGTTCCTCCCTCATTAATGTCAAGTGTCGTGGTGCCTGACGTTCCACCAGCGACTGACAGGCTTGCACGAACTCCAGTGAGTGTGAATGCGTAGGGCATTCTGAACGTGACAACGCCAGTCGCAACTGTGATTGCAGTGGTTTCGTCTCCGATCGCTACCGCGAGCACCTCTGTGTGATAGTGGTCCTCGTCGGTGAGTTTCTTCCACACCGCTGCAGCAGCAGCGTTACTGGAGCATCGAAACACTTCACCATCAGTCGTGTTAATGTAGAGAGAGCCGATGAGGTATCCATCACCGCTATCCTCGTTGACGGTAGGGTCGCTCGCGCCCCACCCACACACGGGTCCAGTAACCCCCTTAAACGTGTTCTGGAGAGTCGTCTTGATCCCGCGAATGTGGTCATCACCCTCGCTCTTGACATCAGTTGCAACAGGGTTAGACGTGTTGAGGTCGTCAATATATTCAAATGTTTCAAGTGCCATGTTACACGCTCGCCGCTGTCAGGGTCACGGTGATGTTCAAAATGTCGCCGGAGATCAACGCCCGCGAGGCGCCAAAATCCACCGCCCCGTAAAGTATTCCACTTGTACCACCTTTGGTACTGTCGGTGGAAAGAAGGCCCCCCGCTACGGTGATGCTGCCGCTAATGTTGAATACAGCCTTGGATGCGGAGTTGTCAACGCTCTGACTCGCAACAGTTCCAAGCGTAAGGGTTTGCCGTACCGCCTCACTGTAAGATGTGAGTTCCGCCCAGCCCGCATGTGACGTCATTGTGTCACCGGCAGCAGCGGACCCCACCCCTTTCAGCCCAACGTAATGGGCGGCGGTGTAGGTGGACCCCTTGAAGTATTTATCGAGAACATCGTCCAGCCCCACGTTCACAACTATGTTAGGAATCTCCTCTCTCCATTTGAGATTCCTGAGCGAATCGTAAGCCTCAAACAGCCATATCGACCGCATCCCAATTAATGCTTTCATAACGGATCACCTTCTGTCCACGTCGCAGTGGAGGAAACGGATGTTGTCCAGGTTGTGGTTGTCACACCACTCTCACCCCACGTCACGCCTATTCCAGTGACACCATCCCACGGAGGCTTCATCGCAAGGTCGAGTGAGAGTGCGAGTTGCATGACGTTCTCAACATTGAGTGTATGACTTACGCTGACATCAGCCGATAGCCCAAAGGCCAACGCTCCATCAACGGATATGTTAGCGACGGGTGCAGGAAATCCCGCTCCCAGCGCAAACGAGAGACTTGTGTTGTAAGAGCCTCCACCAACATTCGACACTCCCGCGCCGAGACCAAACGCAAGCGCCTCAAAAGCGTCATTCCATTGTGAGGTATCATCGGCCCATGCCTGCGAATCGCTTGCCCAATCATCAGCCATTTACTACCGCCGCCCGAACGCGCTCTACCTCCTCAGGCATGAGGATGTGCTCATGCTGGAACATCAGCTGTCCAACGTGTCCAATTTGTTGGGAGAGTTTGTGGTCCACAAATATGGGAACATTACGCTTAGAGATGTTATCGCAGAACGCCCAATCCTCCCCAACGTACTCCTCCCTCCCCTCATCCCATCGAATACCAAACCAAGGCTGCGGCATGGCGTTGAAGATAGAGAGTTTGATCAACATCACCCCAGTGCCCACGCGCCAGACGCGCTGAAGCCCTGCCCGCCCCGTAGAGTATACTGGATCGCCACCTACGACCTCTTCGCTAAGCGTCCGCGCGGTAGGGGTAGAGGGAATTTTCTTCGTGGGACAGTTTGCCGCAACAACAAGTTGGTTGTGCGAGATAAGTTGGTGGAGCGTATCTCGCGGAAACACCATGTCAGAGTCGATGAAAAGCAGATAATCTGCTTTAAGCTTCCTCGCAGTCAACACAACATTCTCACGTAGCTGTGGTAAAATGCTCCCCTTCACATTAACGACCTGCACCTGCTGTGTGCGCACGTCGAATCCAAGCTGCACCTGCGCGGCGTAGCTCATCATTACAGCGAGGGACATGCCAAAGTCAGCGGACCAATCCGCTCCCGACGGCACTCCCACAACCACATGGAGATCGCGCTTCTTCATCAGTCCTCCGCCAGTTTGGAGAAATCCTGGTCGCCATCGTTGATGATGATGTCAGGGTCTTCAATGCGAATGCTGGAACGCTCGTACTCCGGCGTGGAGCTCTTCTTGTTCTTTCGCTCTACCATCTCCGTTCCCACCACCTTACCGGAGACTGTAATCTCCACCATCGCGTCGATCTCTATCCCTTTCAGCTGATCCACTGGAACGTCAAGACGTATCGACGCTGGGCGGGTCTTTCTGGGTCTGGAGGGTGCAACACTATCCCCGTAGTCAGGTTCTTTAGGCAGCTTGCTCATTCAAAATAGCCTCATGGATTAGCTTAACGTCATCGCGAAGTCCTGTGCCCCCATTCCATTCTAGAAAAACATCACTGTCTTTCGGCAAGGCATCTCGCGCAAATTGATAAATCTCATCATGCTCCCCCTTTTCCACTAGCGGGTGCATGTGTTCAAACTCTACGTCAGGGCAATACTGCAACAACCCCCTCACGTTCATCCCCAACACGTACCACACCAGATCTACGCCGCTGTGAACGATCCCTGGGAGCGCCCAATACCCCACGGTCCGGACCAGCTTCCCCCCACAAACGAAATGAGTCGGAAGCCCCTCATTTTGTACCCCATCAGCTGGCCATGAGACACACCAGTCTCCTGCAGCCCCTGCTAGCCGTTCCCACCATTTCGTCCTGAACACCACATCGTCCCCGAGAAACCCATAGCATTGCGCGGTGGGGAACCCCTTAACCAGCCACCTCATCGCATCCGTCGCGGTGAAGCGGAAGTTCTCCACACACAGCGTCCATGTTGGGGGCAGTTCGATCGCGAGGTAGCTGTCGATGAACGGGTCAGCGTAATACACCAACACGCTAACTGACGCCCCCTCCTCCCCCACGTCGCTATAGCTTTCCACCAGCCGCGCAAGGTTGTGGGGCCGCTGAAGTGTTGGCAAAATCCACTGAGGGTCGTCGCTCATATCTCGTACCATTTTAATTCTTTACGCTCCTGCGGGCCTTTCCATAGCGGGTGGCCGCAGAGCGCTTCATACGGAAACTCCATGTAATGGTGTAGTGTCCTTTTAATACTATCCCAAAATCTATATTTAATGACGGAGACTGGCAACGATGCTGCCCCTCCAAACTTCATCCGTTCCATAGACTCACACTGCAGGTCGATCCGCTTCTCCGACGCGAGGATATCCTCCACCGCCCGCAGCGGCACAACCACAAGGTCGCTCGAGGCAGCAAGTTCCGCAATCATGTGAAGCAGCCCTGGACATTGTATAACCTGCCATGCGTGTTGATTGCGGCACCCTCGCAATTGCTCAAGATTATCCACTCCGAACCTGCGCTCATCCACACATTCTCGCCCAATGTCAGCTGCGATGGCATTCGCAAGTATACGAGTGCCGGAGCGCTGTGGCCCCGACACCCATATATCATCGTACTTGGAGAGTACTTCAAACATCTCTATTACGGGTTGGTGAAGTTCCCCAGGTACCCCAAGGTCAGACCGCCGTAGCGAACCTCGAGGCCGGACTCAGTGAGCCATTGGCCCTTTCGTCGATCCTCGTCATTCGCTTGGATGTTATCCTTGAACGCGGTCTTGCGCAGCGGCCGGTCAATCATCGCTGTTGGATCAATGATGAAGGCCGAGTTCGCATAGGTGCCGTGGCGGTTCATTAGCGGGTGGGTGCGTATGAACAGCCGCCCCTGCGGAAGAACATACTCCCGTAGATTCATGCCATACAGTCGTACCACCTCCCCGAACTCGATGTTGCCAGCGGATTTCACCACCTGGTTCCAGGCGTTCGCAGCCCCATTGCCCATGAACACGATACGCTCATCGCCCGCCGCAGTGTCGAAGTCGAACACCTTGTAGATGGCGTTGAGGATCGTGTTCACGGTCGGCGTAGTCGTGAAGATAGTCACGTTCTGGGTAGAGATGAAACTCCGCAGCCCACCCATGAAACGCAACGGCTTGCCGTTCGCACCTGTGGACTCGTTCTTCGCCCCCCACATGTATGCCATCTCCAGACTTGCCGCATGGTCGAACATCTTTCGCTTCTTGTCGTTCGCCAGCGGATCACCGGTGCGGAACTTGGTCTTCAGCGTGGTGTTCGTAATGTCATACACCGTCTTGAAGATTTGGCAGTAGTTGAAGTACTTGGTCGGGTTGCGGCTCGCAGCCTCCGGCGCCCCTGTACCTTCCGCGAACGCATTACCGATCTTGGTGAAATACACATCATCGGCAACGGTAGCAGCAGTGGTACCAGCCTGCCCACGTTTCACCACGAAAGAGGTGGAAGAGGTCACACTAGACACCATTACAATCTCATTCGCGTAGGTGGTGGTTTGTGCGGATTCGACCTGGAGCAGATCACCGGCCACGAGGTTGTCCGCCGTGCCCCAGACGAGATGCGGCGACGTAGCGCTTGGGTTGGCGCTGTCCACGGTAATCGTGGTGGAGGTGGTGGCGACGAGGCCGTTGAGCTGTAGACGGATGATGTCGTTGGGCTCGTCCCACCAGGCGAATTCCGGGTCGGTTGTGCCCTCGCTGCGCATCTTCGCCATCAGCGCGGTCAACGGCGCGGAGCCGTTAGGGTTTCGGAACAGAATGGTCTCGCGAAAGTCTTTCGGGCGCTCATCGGTTCCGAAATCTCCAGTTCCGCGGAGGCCAGCAACAATGGTAGTCATATCAATTCACCGTTAGTAGAGTACGGCAGATTGTCCCCCCGCCTGCTCGAATTCCTCATCGAGGAGCTCAAACTGGTTAGTGGACTGCCGAGTATTAGGGGCTGCAACGGACGGTCGTCCGGGCTTGTGCGGCTGCCCCCCTCGCGGTGGAGTTGTGACGGTCGGCGGAACGCCAGCGGCGGTGCCAGGCGAGGGCGCTTGACCCCCTCCCTGCAAACCAAAGGCCATGATCGCAGCGGCAGCAACCTCACGGTTGGCTTTCTCCATAGAGTAGTCCTTTGGAAGGCTTCCCACATAGGTCTGTCGCATACGAATCACAGTCTGCTCAGCTTCCGGGTTCTCGTTCACATACTCCAGCAGCTCAGGGAACGGCTCATAGAAGGCCGAGCGCGCTTGATCCGCTTCAGTAGTTTGCGTCTGTACATGCTGCATCATGTTGGGCAGTGTCTGTGACAGCTGCTGCATGAGGCTGTACTCCACCGCGGCATGTACGCGGGCAGCCAGGTTTGATAGGACCGCCTGTGGCTCAGAGTCGAAGCGGGAGATGTCGTCGTCGGAAAGAGTATAATACTCTTGGAGTCCGGTGACACGCGCATCGTATTGCTGCTGCTGTTGGGCTTGCAGCTCCTCTGGCGTTGGGCCTTCCTCGGAGGGGGGCGTTGGGGGCGCGGGCTCCACTGGCGGCGTCGCATCGTCCGCGGCCGAGGGGGTTCCCTCGGCGGGGGGCGTTGCAGTGGCCGGCTCAGCAGGAGCGGTCCCCTCTTCCTCTATGTCTCCGTCATCCTGGACCATATGACTCAGATCGTCATCATCGGTGACGTCTTGAGTATCTTCGACTGCTGCGTTGGCGCTCAATGCAGCGTCGTCATCATCCACATCTTCAGCGGGTGCGTTGTCATCAACTTGGTCGTTCATCGTTCGGCTCCTGAGCTTTCGCTTTAAGTTTCATCTCCGCAAAGCGGATCTGGGTTACAGGGAAGTCAAGAAAGAGCGCCAGCCCTTTCAACACTCCCGCGTTAAAGTTTGCTCCCCGCACGTCCGAGTCGGAAAGCATCGGTTTACGCAAGTCCTCGTTGAACGTTGACTGCGCTTCTTCTACCGCCTTAACCAGACGGTCCCACCCCGGACACCTGACCAAGGCCTGGAAGTCCTCCTTGAGTTCCGTCAGCGACGTTTCTGGCATTTGCTGTTGCTCCACCCATTGGTACAATATTACCCGCCTGCACGCCATCAGCGAACTGCTGGTCTGGAACGGCCTGTAGGCGAAACTGATCTACCTCTACCGCACCAGCGAGTCGGGCGGTGTAAGAGAATATCTGCGCGAAATCGAGGGTTTGCTGGAGCTGCGGCACCCGCGCCGCATCAACGAAGATTTGCCGCCAGAGCGACGCAAGCGCAAAGCGGTCGATCGGCGCACTCCCATCAATCGGAACGAAATCGTAGAATCCAGCGATGGAGTCCCCACTAACATTAACAGTGGATTTCCCGCCAGTCACATTCGCAAGGTCACCGATGATACGGAACTCCATCTCCTCCTCGTAGTATTGCTGAGTAAGCTGCAGCGCAACCTGTGCAAGCGGGAGCATGCCTTGCGCAGAGCAGTACTCGCTTTTGCTCTTCAGCCGACTCACGCCGAACGACGTACCACTCCGCACCTCCGTCGCGGTTTTGCGTCCACCGGTGGAGATCTGCCCAAGGATCGAATCGTTGATACCATCAATCCGCTGGATCAGCTCAATCACACTCCCCACACCTTGAACGTGCTGCTGTGTCACATCATGAATCCCAAGTTGATGCACAACATCCTTCGGGTTGCGGTCATACGCTGCAGGCTTAAGGCGGATGTACCCCCCCGGTAGCGGGTCCTCAATATCATCCATCTCTACCAACATTGGGTTGATAACGTACTGATCTACGAGTGCCCGCCGCACGTTATAGAAATGTGAGTTGAACATCCACGTCAGTACGTTCTCCAGCGGCTTGATTACTTCCCCAGGCGCTCGATTAATGAAGGAGTGGCCATCAGCCTCTGGCTCCATCGCGAAGTACCCGAAGGTGTCGTGGAAGGCGCCTTGCTCTCGAGCCTCAATCACCACATCGTTGATAACTGTGAACACCCACTTCCTTGGATACTTCGACGCACCGAGGCCCCAGTCGTTTGGGATCAGCTCGATTTTCATCTCCACGCCATCCAGCATCCCTACCTTTGTCATAGAGGGGGTGAGGAGTGCGTCGCTCTCATCCGCCACGTTGACGAGATTTGAAGAGGTGTCATCTGTGATGCTACTACCACTCCCGCTTTTCATGAACCTCTTGACGTGCTTCACGTTCATGTAGCGGCCCTCACGCTCTCCCCGCACGAGATCGTTCCAACTAATCCTCAGCTTCCGTCCAAAGAACTCCCCATCATTAAGCTTCGCTACTGGAACGCGGGGGTCAGGGTAGGCGTTCTGCGGACGCACATTGAAGAAACGGTTACCGCTGTACTTCAACATCCGGACTTCAACCTCTTCCTGCCGCGAGCGAATACCACTCACCGCGAGAGGCCCTACGTTCAGTGGGCGATCTACGATATCTGTAAAATACGCATAATCCTCATCCCAAAACGTTCCGAGGAACCCCACACCATACTTCACCGCATCGAGTAGCCAGATATACAATGGCACAACATTACGCCCTACCTGTATCTGGTAGTTCATCAGCGCTTCCACCGCCATCTTCTGCATCTGCGTCTCCCCGTGCCGCCCCATGTACTGCATGACAGGGGACCGTGCAAGCATCACCGACGTAAAGTAGGTGTGCATCGTCATGGTTTCAGCGTAGGTGTACGGAACCTGGATCGTGGTGTAGTTCGGCTTGCCAGATTGGTCGCGCTGCACCCGAAGTTTTGCATCAAGCTCCATCTCCGGCAGCCCCATACCGAGAAAGTCGTCATCGAGTTTGTCGAAGTACTTCCGTTTCTCCTTCATTTTTTCTTCTGACAGCCGTACACGATCCTTCACCGCCTGTACTATACGGTCGTGGAGGGGCTTACTCTCTCGATTGGCGTAGTCGATACGCTTGAGCGCAGTTGGCATTACGGCGCCCCTCGTGTCATGTGTCGTGATCCCCGCCCAGATGGGATAAACTGCTGCGCCCCGTTCATCGCAAGGAGCGCTGGGGAAGTGAAGTATGGCTTTGCAATCGTTATAGCCATCGCTACCGCGTCAAGTAAGTCTGGACGATCTGGATCAGGCATGTCGATAAAAGAGTTGATGAATTCGTGATGTTCCGCGCGTACATGCAGATTCCCCTTCGCCGCCACGGTCCCGATGTCATCTCGAATGCGATCAAACTTCGAGCGACGGTCTTGGATCATCTCGATCGGGGGGAATATCTGTCGATCATACATAGCACGTTTAAGCTCTCCCACGAGAACGCGTTGATAACCAATGCTCTCAATCCCGACAAGGAGGGGGCGATGGACAATATAGAGTTGCAGCAACGCCGCCACGGTTGGAGCAAGGAGTTGTCCACGCTCAAGGGAATACTCATCGATGTACACATCCGCCCCACACACAGCTATGACTACCACAGCTTGCTCAGAGGCATCATCACGATCACTTGAGGCCGGGTCCACCGAAATGAACTTCGTACAGATTGGGGGGAGCTCCTCATAAAAGTTCAACCACTCTGCCTTAAACGATCTCGTCTCCGTCGGGATAACCCTACACTCCATTTCCCGCATCCACACAGAGAGTTTATTCTTCGCAATGTAGCCCGCCTTCTCTCTAAGCAGATATGGCGTTGGGTGCATCTGTGGCCAGACGGATTCTCCCTTCCCATCAAAACAGCCAACGGAGAACGAACGCCATTGGGGGTCTTGGCAGACCGTCTCAATTGTGTCGTTACGATGCAGCGGTGTCTGGAGTATCGCCATTTTGGCGCTGGGGTTCACCGCTGGCGACACAAGGGAGCGCTGAAGCGCACCAAAGACGAGACTCTGGTGCTTCTCGCGTTGCTCTTCGGTGTTGGTAGACTCCTCGTCGTCGATGTCATCCCCCGCTATGAAGTCTGGCCGATCATCGTCCTCGTTGAAGCCGCGGAGTTGTCCGCTGATACCGAGGGCCAGGACGCGGATGTGGCGCCCGGTGAGCTTGTGGTAGATGGAAATCTCCTTCTCCGACTTTTGTTCGAGTACTAACCCGAACGTGTCCGTCCAGAACTTGTTGTACATCATGTGGCGTCGGAGCCACCGCACAGAGCGAACAGAGTGTTTCTCTGCCTTAGAGACGAAAATGATAAAGTGGGAGAGTCCATACGCGATTCTCTTCGAGACGCAGAGGCGAATCAAGGAGGTCTTGGCCCCTTCCCGATATACCTTGACCCCAAGGTAGCGTGACTCTGGGTCCTCCAGCCCCTCCCATATCGCGTTGTGGAACGGTGGGGACTCCATCTTGCACGTGCGAGGGAAGAACACGCGGGAGTATAGTAGAGAGTCCAGCGCGCACGCGTGGACGAGTCCCTTGAGATCAAGCTGTTGCGGGGCGTTACTGGTCATGCGCCACGTCCCTTAAAGATGTGAACACCGAATTCCTCACTCTGTACGACGTCTGGCGCCCAACAAAGCCGCGGTGTGCGGTCTGTGTGAGTGTGAGGGTCGAACCATTCAGTAACCTCACAACACAGAATCGTCCACTGGGGGAACATCGTCGCGAGCACAGGGCGGTATAGCTTAAAGAGCTGACGACACGCAGCGTTAGTGTGTCGGAGTTTGCACTCAAGGATGAGGAGGCGTCGTTGCTCTGGCCAGAACACAAGCCCATCCGTTTGGCAGAAGTAACGCTCCCCCCTATCCCAATAGAGTATCCATGAGTGGGGAACGAACCTCCACCCGTATCTCTCATCGAAGTGCGCAAGGGCCTTACGCTCATAGGTGAGGCCCCGCTTCTCCGTCGCAGTGTAGCGCTGGCGTTTCTTGCGGATGCTTGGTGGAGGCCCATCTACAAAACTCCCCCGCTCAACCTGAACAGCTTGCCGCGAGTACATGGGCGACGCCCCCCTCAAACGTAGCAGGCGCATCCGAGCGGTGTTCAAGGTAGCGGGCTGTACGCCTCCCTCCCTGCGTGAGGATGCTTTGTGCATCCTCCAGATCACGCGGTGTGAGGTGGAGGTGGAGATTTGGCGGCACACCCTTTCCACCCCCCAGCGTGGGGTGCAGAATTCCATTCATCTTCCCCACTACATCTGCAATTACCGCCGTCTTGTCCGCCCCGGCACCCATGCGTTCCGCGAGTCGGTCCAGCCCCATCGACATCACCGCCGCGGCCTTCTCCTGCGCGGAGCACAGCACTGGGCTGTCTACCTCAATGCGAGCCTTCGCCAAGTTAGCCTGGAAGAGGTCGGAGTTAATGACGGTACTCACCCACGCCTCCGACCGCCCCAACGCCATGGCGAGCTCTCGCTGTGACCGCTCAGGGAAGAGGAGGATCATCATGAGGAGCTGGTGGTGCCAACGCCTCATCTTTGCGGGGTGTTTTGCGGGCATCAGGTTTTCTTCAGTATGTATTTTTTGTGCCCAAGCCACCACTTCATTTCAGGAGTCGAGGGACGCTCGAAACGCGGCGTGGTGTTCTTGGGCGCTTCCCTCTTCTGCGTGGTGCCCTCTTTTAGCTTAAACGTAGTCGGCATGGGGGTATCTCAATAGAGCCGTTCGTCATCCTATTATACCGCGTGGCACGCCCCCACAACAATGAGTAATTCCCCGTCCTGGGCAATTGCGCAAAGTGGGCAATTGCGCAAAGTGGGCATGGGCGCTGGGGTGACGCATTGGGAGAAGGATGAACGTGAATGTGTAATGTTGTTTTGT